GATGGAACATTCGCCAAGATGTTGCAGGAGAAGTACGGTGTCACGATGAATCAGGACACAGCTCGCAGAATCAAGACTGAGGGCTTTAAGCGTATGGCAGCTTTGAGTGCAGTCCTATCTGCTGGCTCCGTTGTACCAATGGTACTTAACAAGGAGGAGGGCGTTGATTCAGAGAAGGAACAGGCAATGCGTGAAACTATCCTAGCACCTTGGGAAGAGAATCAGTCCCTACATATTCGTAAGGATGGTAATAAGATCCGTATAGCTAACCTCGGTTACCAGGTTCCTACCGCTGAGTTATCATCAATTGCTGAGGCAGGATTCCGTGGAGGAAACTTTATGGAAGGTATGAGCAAGTCCATTGACTCAATGTGGAGTAAGTTCGGTGGTGATCTAACCATCAATATGAAGAACATCGTATCGGCTGTGAACAATATGGATGCCAATGGTCGCCGTATCTCCGATAAGGTTGATGGGCTATCCAAGAACCTAGATCTAGTTAGCTGGTATATGGGGGAAAACTTTACGCCGGGTACAGTAGCTGACCTCAAGAAGCTGGATGAGCGTGAGTCAACGGATAACATTCTACGTTATACACTGGGCTATCGTGTGCGTAATCTGGATATGCTGGAGAGTGCTGGTTACAAGTTCCGCGATATGAAGAAGAGCCTCAAGGGTATCAACTCAAAGTATTCATCGGCTAGTTACAATCAGGACGACATCTCAGGTGCTTACCAAGAACTGAACAATGTTTACCGATCACAGATGGAGCAGGGGGTACGCCACGTAAACAACCTTCGTATACTTGAAGCCTCGGAAGAGGAAATAAAGAAGCAGCTCAGTAAGAGTTTCAATAAGTCCGAGGTAGAGAATCTGATGAGTGGTACTGTGCCAGATATGCCAATCTCAACTAGCGTACCATCCAAGCGAATCGAAAAGAGGGCAAGGTACGTAGAACTCGCTGGCAAGATGCCGGAGGAGATGGCAATGAAGATGCTACGGGATGACTACGAGCGAGGCAAGCTGAAGCGTTCAGATGTTCAAGCTGTTATTCGCCGCATACAGATGCAACAGTACCCAAGGTAACAAAAAGCCCCGCCCTCAACACACAGAGGACGGGGCTACCGTAACGAAACGAGGGATCAAAAAGGACGAACATAAAAGCCCCGCTGCGGATTACTCCTACAGCTTACCTCGATCAGCATTATACACTATGGCTTTCTAGCCACCAAAAGTAAATGTTTAAGTTTACGCTTCTCTTCCTGAAGACTCTTTCGCTGTTCAGTCATACGATCAATACGGTATGACAGAAGCCTGGACTCCTGCCGAATCATATCAATCTGGGTCTGAACTCGCTCGATGTTTTCTTCAGTGTTTTGCATACTGGAAATCTGTACGGAATCCTCCTGCTTGTCAACAAATAACTCAGGAAAATTTAACCCTTCTAGTGGAAAACCTAGTTCCTCAAAACAGAAGGTATCACGAGCAATAGCTGCCTCCTTCTCGTCACTAAATGAACCCAAGTATTTGAGCTTGTGTTGATGCTCTTTACCTAGACCTACGTTCACAATGAACTTAGGATTATTATTTGGGGCTGTTACACCTCTGTACTTGGACTTACCTCGAACCTTCTGGTATCCTCTTAGGTTTTCGGATCGTGTCACGTACCGCAGGTTAGATGGTCTATTGTCAAACCTGACTCCGTTGATGTGATCAACGTCATAGCCCTTTGGCTTATTCCCCAGGAAGGCTCTTGCGATCAGATCGTGAACTTTGTACTGGCGGTTATTTATATTCTTTTTATTATACTGACCCGGATCAGCCGAGCCAAATGACCGAGGCTTGCGGTACTTGCCGTGACTCTCTACACTACCATCTGAGTAGCAGGTTACTCTTACTCCGTTTACTGTTATGTCCTTTGATGTTTCTTTAGTTATCATAGTTCCTCCGTGTTGATGATTAGTGCGCTGCTGTTGTACAAGTACCCAGTGCGCTTAGTTATTATTTGTACTGCATCGAAGTCCGTAGTCCAAGGCATCTCACGATCCTCGAACCCGAAGTCATAGTCATTCCGAATTAGCTTAGATATATTCCAAGCGTACAGTAGGTGCTGGAATCCATTTACATAAACGAAGTCCTTCTTTACTGATTCAGCGATACCGATATTGGTATCAACCTTTAACTGCTCGATGATCCAGGGGTCATATGCCTTCCGGCGTACCTTGATCTCAACCAGATAATCAATGCTCTCGTAATCAAAAGGACTGTACTCGTCCTCGGCTTTGGTCAGCTTGTGCATCCGTGGATATGCTGCCATTATGTACTGTGCTACTTCTTCCTCCGTCATTGTCCGAACCTCCCTGTGCAGTGATAGAATTTAAATAACCCACCAATATCACGTTCACCTTCACGGTTCTTAGCGATCTCATAGGTTAAGCGAGTGAACGCCCCTCGGCTGTCTACGTCCTTTGAGGACTCAACATCACCGCTTGACGGATACATAAGCAGAACGATGTCAGCATCATTCTCAATGTCCCCGGAATCCTTTAGGTCATACAACTTAAGTCGGCCAGCCTTGGCTCCCTCTCGGTTGACTTGTGCCAGTAGGATCACGGCTATATTGAGATCAATAGCCATCTGCTTAATCTTGTGAGAGATACTAGCGATGCCCTCAGCCTTGCCCATCCTGGATGAGAATGGTATTAGCTGGAGGTAATCAATCACCAGTAGCTTTACTCCGTGCTTCTGTACGAACTGACGTGTCTGACTGTACAGATCATCAGCATTCTTAACAGCGTGCGAAGTATAGATAGGTAAGGACTTCAGTTGGTTGATGGTATCGTAGACTCGCTTCTCCTGCTGTGGGTTAGCTGTCTGATCCTCAACGCTACGTAGGTTAACACCTGAGATAACCTGCGTCAGTCGCTTTGTGAGTTGCTTCTGTGGCATCTCCAAGGAGAACACCCCACAGGCGTGACCATCCTTTACAACGGACTGAGAGACGATGTACATAGCAAGTGCTGACTTACCACAGGAGGTAGGTGCAGCCACTGTCAGTACCTCACCAGCAGCGATGCCCCGGTTGCCGAACTCACGGTCCAGATTATTGGTATGAGTCTTAACAACGTCAGCCTCGTACTCACCAGCCTGCATCTTAGCGATGTCAGCCAGTAGCTCGTCAGCGGAGAAACCTATGTCAGCCTTGCCTTGGGTAAGGAGCGGACGCTCGGTTATCTGAGCCTCAAGGGTGCTGCGAATCTCGTCGTAGGACTTGGATTCATTCTCAACCTCCTCAACAGCGAGTCGGCAGGACTTCATAATCTCACGAAGCCTTGCCTTCTCTGCTACTGTCTTGGCGTAGAACTTAGCTGAGGTGGTGCTGGAGACGCTGTCAGTGACTGACAGTATACCTGCTATGCCCCCGACCTCATCAAGCCCCTGTAGGGTCTTCAGGTGCTCTGAGATTGATACCTCATCAATTGGCTGACTTAGCTGTGCAAGGTCACCAATGGTTTGGTAAAGTAATCTAAAGCGTAATAAGTAAAAATCCTCTGGCTCAAGCAGGGGACGAACCATATCGTATATGGATGTGTCACCTGGCAGTAAGCAGGATGCGATTAGTTTTTCCTCGGCTTCAGCACTATGTGGCTGATTGTGTATTTGTAGATCCAGATCGTTCATTTTCAAGTAATTCTACCAGAGAACGAAGGACTTGTCCAAGGGACTTATGGGCTACACGGTTTCCTTCCGGGATTCTATAACCATCAATTGAGTTATAGATTGAGAGGGATACTTCGGCTGCTTCTTTTATTTTAGTCATTTCGTTACGGTGTGTTTCGGTTATATTATCAGTCATAAGAGTTACTTGCCCCCTACGGAATTGTAAGGGGCAAGCATCTTAGCACAAGGACTTACTCGGTCTCTGCTCTTTCGAGCATCCCTATGGCTATCAAGGAGTAGCCAATTAGGTCACGGAATATGTCTTTGGATTGGTCGCCATTGGTAACTACCTTTAGCTGACCGTCGTTACAGAAAGCCTTCGCTCTCTGGAATTTGTCCTGCATTCGGATGCAAACACCAGTCAATGGATGAACGCCGAACTCGGAGGAGCCATCGAAGTTTGCGAAGGGGTTATCGCAGCTCTCGCCTCCTGTGTAATCCGTGTTCTTGTTGGCAGTCATTGTTAGAATGGCATTTACTTCATCACGGCGGAACTGATCCCACCAGACTTTGTCGAATTGCATTACTTAGAATGGGGCTTCGTCATTGGTTGGCGCACTTGCAGCTTTGGGGGCAGATCCTGCACCGTCCACTGGGTTCACCGCTAAGGACAAGAAGTTAGTACCGCTCTTGGCTGTCTTCTTCCAGCCCTTGAGGTAGTACTCCTTACCCTCGACATTAATCTTCCCGCTGTAGTCAGGGTGATTTGGTTTTTCTTTACGGTCATTGACGAAGAATGTACCGGAGTTAGTGTTATCGTATTGTGACATAGTATTACTTTCGTTATTGGTTTTAGTTTAGTTATTATTGCTGACTTCCTTGTCCAGCTTTACAGCCTTCAATGATGTGTCAGGAAATTTGATCTCTACCTCAAGGTAATCAATCAGAGCATTTACCTTCTTGGATAGCATCTTGTTTCTTTCCTCTAGGTGAAGGTTGTGTTGGCGAAGTTCTGCCAGGTCATCTTCGATGCCAGCAAAGGTTTCATCGTAGTGCTTGTCCAGTACTTGGATAGTTGAGATAAGATCGAGTAGTTCGTGATGTAGGTTCATATTAGAATTGGGTTACTTGTTTACGTGGTGCGGATTTTCCGTGGTCATTAGTAGCGTCCGGATCCTTGGTGTCGTCAATAGCAAAGAGTCCATTCAGTGCATATTTTCTGGCATAGGATGAAGCGGAGCCAGTGATCTGGGCATCGTCCATACCTTTCTTGGTCTCAGCCTCACGAGCGAATCCACTTACACTGATAGCAAGATCATCTTCACACGACGTGGATGCCAGGGTAGCTGTAGCCTTTACATATACTCGACCACCTACCTCGACGATGTCATCGCTGATGGCTAGTGTACAAGTATACTGGGCTAACAATGGCTTTAGTGCAGTAAGGATATCCTCACAGGAGCGGTAGCGATACCCTCCGAATTTGTTGGTCTGTCCTTTCGGTGCTTTAAGCTCCGTCTGGATACCTTGTAGTTTCTGTTGTATGTTCATCTTATCTTTCTTGGTTTCTGTTTTACTCATATTTATTCTTGGTTAGTTTACGGAACAGCTCTTTGCGCTGCTTTTGATTTTTACAAGAAGCAAGATCATCATCACTTGCTCCTAGGTCTTTTAACTCTGTTACTTGTTCGGCGGCTGTCAAGCTATTTCCAAACTTTCTTGTAAGTTGTGTAAGTCCTACAGGATGAAGGACATCCAGTGTCTCTTGCTCCAAGTAGGCAGCCATTGCCTCCAAAGTATTTGGAAGATCTTCCTTCTGACCCTTGCACATCTTGAGATAAAAGTTCTCAACCTTACCAAGTAGACTGTTAGCCTGGCGTGATATTACACCTCGGACCATTCCGTTCTGGTGGTCGTGATCCAGTACCCAGTCATCTGTTTTGATATCTAGTATAGGGCAGGAGATTGGCTTGTTGCCCTCCCGGAACTCCTTGATTTGATTCTGTGATAGGTATGTCATAGGTATGTTGATTTGGTTATAATTAATCCAGAGGCAGTCCCAAGAGAAGCTCCGAGACAGTAAGTTAATCTAGTTTTCCACTCACCAAATGCAATTCTTTTTACGTTGAATGTCCACACTAGGCTGATAAGGAAGCCCACGATAACAGCACCTACAAACTTCTGATGTGCCACCTGCCAGGTGTTGATAACCACCAGCATCACCTGAAGATAGGCGTATATAAATGTTCTAATCATCTGCCCCAATCTCACAGGATTCTCCACAAGCAGATCCGGTATCTAGGAATACGTCGTAGTTAGGTTGGATAAAACCAAAGTCCAGTTGGTCAATGTCAACGTATGGCTCAAAGTTTTTCGTTCGTGCCATCTCAACAATATCTACTGCGCTGCGATGACCGCGAAAAAAAACTCTATGTTCATCTTCCCTGCCTTCTTGAGCATTCGTCGTGGGGTATTTTTCCTCCATTCGCGTAGCGAAATCAAAAATTGATGGATCGTCTTTTGCTAAAGTTAAAAGTTTTCTCATTGATTTTTTCCAGCACCAAACACAGTTGCCGTAGTGTTCACCCTTTAAATCTAAGTCAAACGGCCAAGACGAACATTCTCTCTTAACGTCCTCCTTCGTCCATCCAGCGTCAACCAATGGATATAGGTATTTTATTTTTAACCGATTCTCGCTGACACGATCTATCTCGTCGGCGCGAATACCAATTGCTGTCCAGTAATCCTTCTTGACCCAACCAAGATGGTCGCGCAAATAAGATCTAATCGGCTCAACTTTTAGATTCCTGGTACAATGGTTCAGACCTTGGTTAGGAATACCGTACTTAGCAATTACATCTTCAAACGGTTCACCGTTTCGCGTGGCTGTCTCAAGGCTCACTATCTTGTGGCGGACACCTTCGCCCTTTTTTGGATTAACTACAGCCTCGATCCAAGCAACATTCCACCCGAAGTGCTTGTCGCAATCATCTACAAACTTGAGGGTATTAGGATGTTCACTTCCAGTGTTAGCAAAGACGATAGCAATGTCGTGCGTGTCCTTGAACTTCTCTACGCAGAGCTTGGTCATTACTGCCGAGGTGCGTCCTCCGCTGAAGCTGATTGCCAGTTTTGGTTTTTCTATTTCGTTACTCATAGTGAATTAGTAGGCTGGCCGTTAAGGGCAGCGATTGCTTGCTTAAGTTGATTGTTTTCCTCCTGTAGCCGGAGGTTCTCATTGCGTAGGTAGATGAAATCCTCCTTTAAATCAAGGATGATATCAGTAAGTGATGGTTCATTTATGTTATCGGTCATATCTGTATTAATACTTGTCCCAAAAATGTTTATGTATTTAGTAAATGTAAGCGTATGGCTTCAACGTGTCGCTTGTGCCATCATTTCGTCGATGGATTCTCTGTCGCAGTCGCAGTACAGTAGAGCTGTGTCTGGTTCATAGATCTCACAGTTGTTATCAATCAGCCAGTCGAGCCGTTCCTTGTCTTTCATAAGCTCAGTCATCTGCTTGCCTTCAAGCCATATAGCAGAAGGCTCCTGAATGTCGCAGAGTTCTTTCCAGCTTTTGGGATTGTATTGCTGATAGTCAGTGACTGCTATCTTATATATGGCTTTAAGGTCAGCAAGCTCACGCTCTAGCTTCCTGGAGTGCATTGCTAGTTCTGCTACGTTGTGTTGAACCTCATCTGTTCTCGGTGTCTCACTCAAGAATGATGGCAGTGGTTTTAATGTATTTTTCATATGTGTTATTGGTTATTGGTTGGCTGATTTAGGTGTGCTAACTGAAGAAAGTTTAATTAGTTGTCCGAAGAAAGCTGTCGCTCTACCTCGTCCCGTAGTTCCTGCCAGCACCACGTCACTCCCTTGGCGTCTCCACCGAGTTCGATCCATAGTTCCGCCACTTTCTTTAGTGTTTCTGTGTCATTCATAGTGTGTTATTGGTTATTAGTTATTGGTTATTGATGAAGGAATCCCGATAGGGTTCTTCGGGGAAATGTTCCCGCTCGGTGTAAAATGGTGTGAGGGAGTCGACCGCGATACGCAGTCCTTATCC